ATCTAGTCAAGGAAGCATTCAACTGGAACGATAATTTTATGAAAAACGCATAATTTGTTCTCGTTTTGTTCTCATTTAAAACCCTTATATTTCACAAATCGTTGATTTATAAGGGTTTTTTATTTAGGTATTTGCTCTCTTTTTTCTTGACTTTCCCTCATAAATGTCCTATATTATATGAATATGATAAACAAAAAAACAAACGAATCATTTTTAGGCGATTTATTTATGTCTAAATTTGCTGTAAATGACAATATAAAAAATAACAATATAACGATTGTAAGAAACATTGCTTACAAAAGAATAAAAGATATGACAAAAGATATTAAAGAGATTACTCCTGAACTATCAGATCATTTCTTAAAAAAAGTTGATATCAATATGAAGAATGCTATCAATAAAATACTTCACGACTACCAGATTGCGAGTCGATAATGCTTGATTTAACACACGGATTTTTATTCTTTCTTATTGGTTGTACAGTAACCATAGTAGGTTTCTTTCTTGCCTACTTGGTTGCTACTAGACATTTAAGAGTAGAAAAAAAAGAACTTACAGAGGTACAAATATCACTAGAAAAATTAAACAACAAAGGACAATAAATATATTATGAAACTAAATGCTAAACAAAAAGAAATACTAAAGTTATTAGTAAAAGGTAAAGGACAATTTCAGACACCTGTAATACCTAAAACAAGTACTGAAAAGAACTTTAATGATATTGTACAATTATATCTAAAAGGTCTATTAACTTTTCGAATGAAAAACGAAATTGATCTAGTAGGTCCATCTAACGAACACATGGTTAGATTTAAATGGTATGTTGTTGATATAGATAAAAGTAAAACTTTAAAAGACATAAAAAAGGTAGTTAAAGATGGAAAAATTTAAAGTAGTCGTTAAGACATTGATGGCATTTACTGTATTATTTTTTATAACACTGGTAGGTTATGCCTATGTAAAAGACGGTACTGCTAGGGCAGAGGCGTTGATACCTAAACTACCTGATTTTGAACACACTAACAATCAACAATTTATCGACAATGTTGTACAATGTGTTAATTACATTGAACATAATACCATAAATGCTTATTCTGTAAATCTAGAACTATTACTTGCTCAGGCAGCATTAGAGTCTGGTTGGGGTAATAGTAGATTTGCCAGAGTAGGTAAAAATCTATTTGGTATTAGAACTTATGATCTACAAGAACCACATATGTTGCCCTCTAACAATCCTAAAAAATGGGGTGTAAAAGTTTATTCACATGAATGTGATAGTGTATTAAATTATATGCAGATACTAGGCACAGGTAGTGCATATAAGAAGTATAGAGAACTTATGAATAACGGTGAGAACGATCCATATATTCTAGTAGAAACGCTTGACGCTTATGCTAGTGACAAGTATTATTTTACGAAAGTTAAAAGTATTTTAACAAAGATAAGGAGTGAATATGCAATTAAGTGATATAAAAAAGAAGTACAAGAGAATAGACAATCTCGCTAAGGCGTGTGCAAATGCTCAAAGTGATGACTTCAAGGCATTGTGGTATCATAAACTAATAGATTTAGCAAGAGAGTATAAAATGCTAGACTATGTTATGAGGAAAGTGATACATTAATGAATGACGGTAACAGATAAAGACGCCAAAGAACTACAAAAAATGATTGATAAGTTAGAAAAACAATCTAAAAAAGACAAAGAAAAAGAGAAGAAAAAACAGCTTGACAAACCTAAAAAGAAGTGATATATTAATAATATGGCAAATAAAGATATAACTTTACAACAATTAAAAGAACAAAAAAAAGAATTAAACGAAAAACTAGAACATTATGAGTTTAACGGACCTTCAGAAAAGGTACAAGAATTAGAAGACGAGTTATTTGAAGTAAACGATACAATAAAAAAACTTGGTTAAATGAACATATTTTATTTACATAAAGACCCGAAGATTTGTGCCGAACAGCACCTAGATAAACACGTTGTAAAAATGCTTATCGAGTATGCTCAACTCATGTCAACTGCTCACAGAATGCTTGACGGTGTTATGTATCAAGGTAAGACAAAGGCAGGTAGAAATATTAAGAGATATAAATTACAGAATGCTAACGAAGAAAAAACTATTTACAAGGCGTGTCATAACAATCACCCGAGTGCAGTATGGGTACGAAACAATGCCTACAACTACAACTGGTTATATCAGATGTGGTCACACCTACATGACGAATTTAAATTGAGATATGGCAAAGATCATAAGTCATATACATTGTTAAAAGATTTACTTAAAAATCCCCCTAAAAATATTCCCCTAAATATTCCTTTTAATCAACCGACACAAGCAATGCCTGATGATGTAAAGAATGAAGACAGTATTATCGCTTATAGAGATTACTATGTGAAATACAAGAAAGATTTTGCTACATGGAAAACAAGTATACCACAATGGTATAGTGAGGGAATAAATAATGCCAACACTTGAAGTCTTTGATGATATAATAGACAAGTCATTACAAGAAAAAATTAAATTTGATATATTAAATAATGATGAGAATTTTCATTGGGGTTTTATTGATGATATTACTAATACTGATAATCTTGCCCATACGCAAAAAAGACCTGGCTTCAATCATATATTTTATCAAGACTCATTAAGATATTGCAAACATTATTCTTGGATGACAAGAGATATTGTATCTCCAGTAATTGATAAATTGAAATTAGAAACATATCAAATTTTTAAAAGTAAAACTTTTTTACAAGTGCCATTAAATCTAAAAGATTATACGGTAGATAATGCTCATGTAGATATGATACGTCCTCATTTAGTCATTTTATATTATGTTATGGATAGCGATGGTGATACTATCATATACAATAGTCAATGGGAAAAAGGTGAAACTATTAAAAATAGTGAAGAAACTGCAAAATTATTAATTAAAAAAAAAATTACACCAAAACAAGGTAGAGTTATTGTTTTTAATGGTAGTTATTGGCATACAGCCGAACAACCTAAACACAATAATAGATGTGTAATAAATAGTAATATAACATATGAGGGAATAAATGCCAACGTATAGATTTTATAATAAAAGAACTAAAAAAGAATACACAGACTTAATGTCTATTTCTGAAATGGAAGAGTTTATTCAAAAGAAACATATTACATTATTACCACCTACACAATTAAATATAGTATCAAGCACAGGTTCGTTAGATAGTAAAACTGATAATGGTTGGAAAGAGGTGTTATCTAAAGTATCTGAAGCACACCCAGCGAGTAATCTTGCGTCACAATATGGTAAGAAATCAGTAAAAGATACACAGGTAGATCGTATAATACAGAAACACAGAGCAAAGAAGGCAGGCAAGAAAGTATAAATAGTACTATGGCAGATTTCGATTTTTTAGATGGATTTGACGCTGATGGCGATTGGGGTTTTACCTCGGTCAAACAAAAACCAGCGACAGAGAGTAAGGCAGAGTCAGAAGCTACAAAAGAAGTTGTTAAGACAACAGCAGATAATGTGGGTAAGGCGGTGTCAAGCGAGATCATCAATAGACTAGAATCTAAACTAGACAAACTATTGAGAGCAACTAACGAAACAAAAGAAACTGTTGTCGCCAAGAACGAAACAGAATTAGAAATTGCTAAGAAACAGATGGATGATGAGTACGACCTTAGAAAAGATAATCTAGGTAAAGAATACAAAGATAGTTTTAAGAAATTAGAAAAACTTATCATACCTCTATTAATCAAATTAGCAAAATCACCAGAGGCATATATTCACTGGCCTAACAGAGCAGAAGTAATTGAATCTCAATTAAAGAAGATCATTGCTATAACTCGTGGAAAATAATCATACAAAGGATATCAAATGAAATTAAGCAAGAATTTTAGTTTAAAAGAACTGACTGCTAGTCAGACTGCTGAGCGTAAAGGAATCAATAACAATCCTAATGACGATCAGATCACATCACTACAAAAATTATGCGAGAACATATTACAACCTGTTAGAGATCACTATGCCACACCTGTAACGGTATCAAGTGGGTTTAGAAGTGAGGATTTATGCCTTGCTATAGGATCATCAAGAAACTCACAGCATGCTAAGGGCCAGGCGGCGGACTTCGAGATATTTGGCACGCCTAATGCTGAACTAGCAAAATGGATTGCAGAGAATTTAGATTTTGACCAACTGATTTTGGAATATCACAAACCAGAAGAACCTAATAGCGGTTGGATACATTGCTCGTACAAGTCACCTACTGATAATAGAAAACAGACATTGAGAGCATTTAGAAATGACGCAGGTAAAACTCAATACGAGGAATACAAACCTAACTGAGCGCTTGGCGAATTCACAAAAGATGATCTAAACGATATGCTTACAAAGCATAGAAGTACGTAGCTTGACTATTTGCTAATTATCTGATATAATATAGTATGAATAAATTACACGAATATATGAAAGCGAACCATGACATGAAAACTTTTACTCATGTTCCGCAAGAAAAAAAGATTATCAATTTAAAAACTGAAACCATCAAAGGCAAAAGATTTTATGTTTTGCCTAGTGGCGACAAGTATCCATCGATTACAACTGTGCTATCTGATAGAGGCAATGCAGGTATACTTAAATGGCGTGAGTCAGTAGGTGAACAAGTTGCAAACACTATAATGAGAAATGCCGCCAATAGAGGTACTGCCGTACACACTTTAACAGAGAACTATCTTAACAACGAAGAACTATCACAACAAGGTGTTTTACCTACAGCGCTATTTACGATCCTAAAAACTGAACTAGATAGGATAAATAATATAGTAATGCAAGAGGGATCTCTATACAGCGATAAATGGGGTGTTGCAGGTAGAGTCGATTGTATTGCTGAGTATGAAGGAAAATTATCAGTAATAGATTTTAAGACCTCTACAAAAGAAAAGAAAGAGGAATGGATCGAGAACTATTTTATTCAGACTTCTGCTTATTGTGAAATGTATGAAGAACTATATGGCAAGGCGATAGATCAGATAGTTATATTAATTGTAACCGAAGAAGGTGCAACTCAAACATTTGTTAAAGATAAAAAAGATTACTTACCCTTATTAAAACCAGCGATAGAGGAGTTTCATAAGAAATTTAAACAAGATGGAAAAACTAATTAAAACAATATGTGGACTGTTTTTTATATTATGTTTATCCAGTAAGTCATATGCAGACCCAAAGAGTCTATCAGGATATCCTTGGGATCTACAATCAATGCCGATATGGTGTGGACCATTAGAAATGGTTAATAACGCATTAAAACAAGAAGGTTATGTAGAGTTTGAAATTGCATTTGGTAGAGTAGCAGCATTACCAGACGGTGATATTGCTTATGCAGTAATGACTTATGCTTCGAAAGATATTGAAGGACATATAATTAGAACAATGGAAACACCTGCTCAAGGAGAGAAGTGTGTATTAGAAGTGTTGTTCAATTATAAAGTTTTGGAAACACCAAAGAATTAATTGTTGATAAAAAGACAATAACTAGTGAGGACCTGGGTGCGATACCCAGCCACTCCACCATTTAAACAATGAAATTTAAGGGGTGGAAATAGGATCGACTCGTAGGTAAAACTTTTAGTAGATTAATCGCTAACACCGTACTGTTAATTAAATGCTAACTCACAAGGTTACGCTTTAGCAGCTTAGTCTGCTTGGGGTTTGTCTGTACCTCGCAACAGAAACAGACACTATAAATTATGAATAATTATATACAGATATATAAAAATGTAATAGATGATGAGTATTGTGATGAACTTATCAGCAAGTTTGAGATTGAATCTAACAAAGAGACCTACGATCAAGGTCCAATGTCATTTACACAAGTCAATCTAAATAAAAACAAATGGCAAGGCGATATAGAAAGACTATCAAAAGTATTCTTAAACTCACTAGAACAATATAAAAGAGATTGTGTCATAACAGATAATATGTGGCCTAAAAGATATGCATTTGAAGAATTTAGATTAAAGAAATATTTACCTAACAATAAAGACCGTTTCGATCCTCATGTAGATTCTATTAATATAGATTCGGCAAAGAGATTTCTAGTATTTTTTATATACCTAGATGACAATGAAAGAGGCGAAACTAACTTTCCCCAATTACAATTAGCATCCCCTTGTAAGAAAGGTTCCTTGTTGATGTTTCCACCCTTGTGGCCTTGGTTACATCAAGGCATGAAACCCATAGATAGACCGAAGTATATGTTAGGTAGTTATTTACACTACACGCTTGACAATTAGCAATGAATATAGTATAATTAAACATA